TATTTTTTCATCAGTAACTTCACCTTCTTTAACTGTACCAAAATCAACTGGTTTAGGTATCTCTGTAGTATCTGTAGTTTCAGTTTTACCAAATCCTTCTAACTGTAACTCAGCTGCTTTAGGACCAAGACCACCAATACCAGTTAAGTTTTTTATTTGATCTTCTTTTGATTGAAATTTTGATTCTCTCTCAGCTTGTCTTTCATCAAATGTACTAAACGTCATTTTCTTTAATGATTCTTCGTCTAGGTTATACTTATCCATAATATTACTAACAGTATTAAGAGCTTGACCATCTCCAAAAATTCCTGTTTTAGATCCAAAATAATTAGCTACATGAGTCCCATATATTTCTGCTACATTTTTATAATCTGCTTCATAAAGTTTTTGCTTTTTTTCATGCTCTGGTTTATCTTTAGTTAAATAATCTATACCTGCAGATTCTGCAATTTTCATTCTAAGATTATCTTTAGCTTCTTTATCTTTAATTGCAGCACCAAGAAAACCTGTTGCTATACCTGTAAACATACTCATTAGATCATCTCCTCTTCTTTAGGTGGAGGTGCAGCCATTAAACCTTTTTGTGTTACTTTAGGTTCAATATCTTTTTGAACACCTTCCGATGCTTTTTTAAATTCTTTTTCTTTACTACCTATATCCATTATAGCTTTCATCTCTCTATTATTAGTTAAATCCTGCATAGAAATTTTAAACTTTTTAATACCAGATTTAACAGCTATAGTTGCTATCATTTTTATAACAACTTCTGCTAACATAAACCCTACATCAGGGGTCCATTTACCTTCTGTAAATCCTGCAAATATAATAATTCTACATAATGCTTCTACAGGTATACCTGCATCTAGCATAGCAATTACTTGTTTTACATAATCAGGATGAGTTAGTTTATCCCAAATATACTCAGAAGCTTCTGTAGTATCTGTAAATTGTGGGGGATGTTCCCAAGCTGCATTGCCTGGTTTGTCTGTTAATGATTGCCCAGGTATTGGTGCATCAAAATCGTTAATCTCTGCCATATCTCTCCTTATGTAAACATTTGGTCTTTATTTCTAAACCATTTGGTTAAGCGATAATCCCATTCATTTCTTAATTCTTCTCCATTAGATGTTCCAACCATCCTATCTGATTTACCAGCCATATCAGCCCTCTCAAATCCTAGCTTACCACCATAGCTTTGTGGTGATACAGAGGTATCTATAGGAGACCAGTCTCCACCTCCACCTCCAGAGCCACCGCCCATTAAGCTACCTACTGCTTTACCTACAAACTTACCACTTCCTGGTAAAAATTTATTTGCTACAAATCCTGCACCTATTGCTAAAGCAGGTTTAAGTAATTTTTTTAAACTAAATCCCATCTTATAATCCTCCTATAATATCAAAACCAAACTTACCAATCATTTGATACATAGCATCTTTAGATGATTTATCTTGTAAATCTATAGCTGCAGATCTTTCAAGTGCTGCCATTGCCATATTATGATTTCTATTTTGTTCATTCTCAGAAGCAGTATTAACCCATGAAGCTTCGTCTCTCCATTGTTGCCATGCTGCTGACATTGCCCAATTAGATAAGTTTAGTAAATTCTGTGCATTAGTTTGATTAGCTGCATTAACAGCTGCAGTGTTTGCAGTATTAATACCTCTTCTCCAAACTACATTTGATTGGTCTATCTCTCTTTGATTATTAACGTTAAATTGATCTCTTTGATTTTGTAATGTTGAATTAAATTGATTGATAGCTGATTCTCTTTGTGCATTAGCCTCATCTACTTGCACAGTATTTTGTGCATTTAGTGCTGTAATTTTATTTGTTTCACTAGTTGCGTATTGTTTCATTCCATCTGTTCTAGCCGCATTCTGCTCTGCCATTTGTGCAGACATATTATCATAGAATTGATTTACTTGATTTTGACTAGTTGCATTAAATTGATAAGCTGAATTTGCTGCTGCTTGGTCTGATAATAAAAATGATTGTCTTGATTGTAAATTAGATAAACTAGCTTGTTGATTATTAGATAAATTAGCCATATCCATTTTAAGATATGATTGTGCATTTGTAATTGCAGCTTGCTGATTGTTAGCAAGATTTTGAAATATCATTTGCTTATAAGTTTCTGCATCTGCTGTTGCTATTGGGACAGCTGCATTCATAATACCTTCAGCTAATGCTTCAGCTGCCATAGAACTGGCACTCATACCTCTAGCTGCCATAGCTGCTTCAGTAGCTTTAGCTGCACCTCTAGCCCATACTGGCATAGGATTACCCGATTGTACTGCTGTAGTTACATCTTGTTGTAAGTCAGCTAACTGACCTCTAACTGTAGCATCAGAGGCTACTGTACCTTGAGCTGCTTGTGCTACTGAACCAGTAGAAAGCTGACCTTGTGCTGCAGTCATAGTAGGAGTTGATCCTGCTACTCCAGCTTGTGTATATACATTAGCTGCTTGTGCAGTTGGGGTTGTTGTAGCTGTACTTGTAGGTGCTGTGGCTCCTGCTATTGTAGGTGCTGCTGTAGCTGTAGGTAAAGCTGCGGCTGTAGTACCTGTAACTCCAGGAGTAGCCATTAATTCATTAGTAGCTACATTTTGTAATTGAGGAGATATTGTAGTCCCCGTTGGCATAGTAGGATTAGCTACTATAGACTCAATCAATGATGTAGCTTTACTTGAGGTAGTTTGATTACTAGATGTGGGCTTAACTGCCCCTGTCTGTAATTTAACTGTATCTACTGTTGCTGCCATTATTATCTTCCTTGTTTATTATATTTTTTAAATGTTGATTGTTTGTTTAAATTTTTTCTGTGTCTTCCTGGTCTTTTCTTAGGTTTATCCCTTGGTGTAAAATGTAAAAAACTTTGCCTAGCCATTAGGGTTTAGTTGGGAATACTGCGTTCTCACATTTAGCAACTGTATCTTTACCTGCAGGTAAATCTCTTAATGCTTGTCTGTAAGTTGTCATATCAGATGTTAAAGTTACATCAGATAAAGCGCAGTAATCAGTTTCAGCAAGAAGTCTATTTCTTTTAGCTCTTAAATCAGCCAAAGCTCTAGCTGGAGCAGCATCTGCAACAGCTTTTTCTTCAGCGTCTCTAGCTGTTTCTTCTTCAGCTGTAAACTGAACTCTGTTTCCGTTTATGTTATGATATCTTGGCATAATTTTCTCCTTTAATATTGTGTATCATTATTATAGTATTCCGTAAAGGCAAATATCTCCAGCATCTATGTTGCCTGAACTCATTGAAAATTGAACTGCGTCTATTGCTGCTGTTACATTACAATAACCAGCCACATAATTATCTACTGAATATTCTGATGCGTTATAAATATTAAATCTACTGTAAAAATGCTTAACAAATGTAGTAGAACTTGGATTAAATAAATGTAAATAACCAGATGTTTGTTGATCATTATCATTTCCAATAGTATTTGCAATTTGTTGAAAATCTGTGCTTTGTGCTAAATCTCTACTTGTTATATATGAAAGTGCTGTAGTACTATCATTTTCATTATGATATGCTTGAAAATATGTGGTTGTTTTAGTAGCATCGTAAGCTGAACCACCATCTCTAAAACCTACTGTAAGATGAGCCTGATCTGTTCCTGGATGAATATTATTAAAAGTAAATAAGTATTCCTTATAAGTATCATCAAGAACAACTGAACTTGCACCATCAACAAAAGATAAAGTTGCAGAACTAGAAGCTGTTAGCTTTTTAATAAACGTCATGCTACCTAATCCAGTTATAGAACCAAATGCAGTTGCGTTCTTTACACCTTGATTATTTAATTTAATAATACTCATTAGCTATCCTTAATTCCATAGAGTTTGATTGTACCAGCATCTATGTTGCCACTATCCATTGTGAACTGAACACCATCAATAGCTGTTGTAGTGTTGCAATAACCAGCAATAAAGTTATCTTCAGAAAATGCGTTAGCGCCATCATTACCCATATTAACTGATCTAACAATAAAATGTTTTACAAAAGTTGTACTTGATGGATTAAATAATAATAATTCTCCACATACAGAAGCATCAGAAACACTTCCTTTAAAAATATTTATATGAACAGGTTGTACAGCAGTTGATTGTGCTAAATCTTTACTTGCTTCATATTGAAAAGCAGTTGCACTATCGTTCTCATAATGACCAGCTGAAAAAGCTGTAGTAGTTTTTGTTGCGTCATAAGAACTTCCACCATCTCTAAAATTTACATTTAATTTAACATCATCACTAGCTGGGTGCATATTTATAAACTTAAAAACATAAATCGGATATGTGCTATCCAAGACTACATCTGATGTTCCATGTACGAATGACAAGGTTGCTGAACTACTAGCAGTTAAAGTTTTAATAAGTGTCATAGCT